ACCTCCCCGCCAAGCTGCCAGCTTAAGATATTAGCCTGCCATGCCGGTTCGAACTCCTCATAGCGATGATACAGTTCGTAATAAACCGCATTTTCCAGAATCTCTCTCCCCTGCTGGTCAGTCTCTGCATCAAAGTCAGAGCCATATAAGAAAGTCAGACGGGCATAGCACTTGTCTATAGCCCGTCCGATCGTATCGTCTGACTGATAAGGCGGAATCTGAAAATCAGTCCGGATCTCAGTGATTAAAGCTGTCCTCTGTTCTGCTGTCATGTTCCGCTCTCCTCTGTCAGCTGTTGGACATTGTCAGGCCACTAAGGTCAAATCTCTGGATAAGATTGAATCCCTGGCATCTCTGTACAACGACGAGCTTCTGATTTTCTTTGTCAGTGATCTTAAAGACGCCGTTTTTGTCCGGATCATTGATCAGCTCGACAAGACCGCTGCTTTCAGACGGTTCCAGTCCGACAAGGACAGATGTTGCATCAGCATCAATATTTGTAAATTTAACGGCAAGGAACCAGCCTGCGCCCCAATCACGTTTGAGCGTTCCGGAAGTTACCTTGTGAAGCGTTCCGGTAATTGCTCCGTTTGCTATTGTCACCCCGGTCTGGAGACTAGCTGCGCTATGTCCCCAGAAATCGGTCTCATCGGCTTCCGGGCTTACCGTGAGACCCGTCAGGGGTTTGTGACGGTCTCAACAGTCGGAATGTAAGGAATGAGGTTTGTGATGTTGAATACAACTGCAGCGTCGTCATCGACCGCACGACCATTTCCATATACCTTAGCAACGATCAGGTCAGCATCGTCGATAGCCTTAGTCTCTTTGTATTCGTCAACCATTACGCCCTGGAATCCCATAGTGTAAAGGCCGGACATCGTGAAGATGCCTTTGCCACGAGTGACATTTGCGTCCTCGATGATCTCCATATTCAGGAATGCCTTGCTGACATATCCGCCGGAAATGGAGTCTCCATACAGAGCCGGATTGACATACTGATATCTGTCAAGCGGATTGCAAAGCAGATATACCTTGTCTACCGGGCGGAGGCCGCCATGGCTAAGTGTTGCAAGAACAGGTCCCATCTGCTCCGGAGAGAATCCTGTGATTGTGGAAACAGTAGTCTTAGCAGTATGAGTGCCGTCCTGGTTGGTCTGGCCAATCTTCTTGGTCAGCCCGATAGGAGCAACTTTACCGTCGCCATCGATGTATCCCTGAACAATACCGTCCTGCATAGCCTCAGCAAGGATTGCAGTAAAGTATCTGTCAACATATCCAATCTCCAGATCGCGAATAGCTTTTGGGATTATGCAGAACGCATGGAGCTTGAATACGTCCATGTTGGTCGCTGTGATAGTTGCGGTCAGCTCAGCGGTCAGGGAGTCTGTGAGGTTGCCCCATACTGCAGCACCTGTCTTGGAAGCAACGAGCCATTTCTTTACTCCAGCAGGTGCGAAATTGATCAGGCTTAAAATATTGGAAGCTTTCTTCACCTCGTTCAGTGTATAATCGATAGTCTCAACCGGGATAATATCGATCTGATCAGCAGTAACAGCCTGTTTTGCTCCAGCTTTCAGTCCGGTATAGAATTTCTTCTCGTTCGCGGACAGAGGACGGAAATTCTTTTTAGCATTGACCTTCTCTGCTTCTGCGTCTTTCAGGATTCTGTCAACGATGTCGGCATGCGCTGCCATAGCGATTTTCTCCATACCCTCAGCAATAGCAAGACCTTTGTCCTCTGCTTCATTGATGGAAGCAACAATGCTTTCCTGAAGCTCTTTAGGAATTTTGTTATCAATTCTCATTTTTGTTCCTCCTTAGTGGTTAAAAAATGCGCCCCAACCGTATTCATCGGTGGACGCCTGTGCTTTTTCTTCTTTTTGTAATTCGGCAATTATTCTTTCAGCAACCTTGCCGGCGATCTCATCAGAATCAATCGGATCAGTCGCTTCCAGCACTCCAATCTGGAATGTTGGCTCCAGTAATTTGTTCATGATCATTCCGAAGGCGGACTGTTTCGGTTCGTCTCCGTCATCTTCTTCTGCGATGTCTGTGGCGAATCCCCATTCTTTCGCTTCTTCCGGAAGGATCCATGTCTCATTGTCCATGAGTTCCTTGATCTCTTCCTCGGAGATCGTGGCGACCAGTTTATAGGCCTCCACGGACGCCTGGGTGATGGTCTCAAGGTCATCAGCCTGCTTCCGGAGTTCTTCCGAATTGCCCATTGCTACGGTCCACGCATTGTGGATCATCAGCAGGGACGCAGGTGACATAACTCTCTTGCTGCCGGCCATGAACACGACAGAGGCAGCGGAGCATGCAAAGCCGTCACAGATCGTTGTGACGTTCTTGCCGCTGCTTCGAAGCGTATTGTAGATGGCCAGACCCTCTGAAACATCGCCGCCATATGAATTGATATGGACGTTGATATTACTAGCCGTTACGGCCTTTAATTCATTCACGATGTTGTATGCGGAGCGGTCAGGATCATCTTCCCACCACTGCCCGAATGTAGAGATGTCTCCGAAGATATAAAGGTCTGCAGAATCAGACTCTTTATTCTCCACCAGGCTGTAATACCTTTTGGGTTCCTTCATAGCGTTTTCTCCTCCTTTCCTTATGCTTGCTGGTCTTCTGGTTGCTATTACCAAACTCTTCAGCGTCTGGGTCTTCAGCGGCTCTGCAGAAGCCGCCTTCCCCCAAGCCTTCCGTTGTGTAATTCTTTGTTAATGCCCTGGCCTGTGACCATTCAGTGTTAAGGGCTTCATAGCCCACAGATTCACGGATCTCGTCAAAATTGAATCCGATTCCCCGGAGTTTATCCAGGCTGTTGGCTGAGTCGATAAGGTCCACATGTTTAAACCTTGCCATCCATACGAAAGCACGTTCGCCTCTGACATAGTCCCTCTCTCCGACTATCTTGGAATTGAGGCTATCGGAGATCACTTCCGCGATCGGCTGGACAGCATAGGTGATAAACTCATTCGTTGCGTCAGATTTCTCTGTGATCTTCCCGTTAAAAACATCAATCGGGATGTCATAGGACATGGCGCACTGGTTATTGATCTCTTCTGCCATGTTCTTTAATTCATTGATCGGGACGGCTGACTTCGTGTCCATGTACTCCAGGGACGTGCCTTCCGTCTCGCGGATGATGGTGACTTCATTACTCTCTAGCTGACTCTTTAACTTACTGATAACCTGGTCTATGGTCAGGATGACATCTTTGCCGTCCTCTCCTTTTGACCGGAATGACATGTTTGCAGCCACCTTGTATTTCAGTCGCGGGGTAGCTGTGACCGCTGCCATCTTGTTCAGTGCAGCCAGGGCATCATTGTAAGCGCCCAGTACAGAGTCCCGGAACAGCCGCAGCCTTGGATTGCTGTGCCTCAGATGTATGACATCGTCAGACAGGAAAGCACGGTTCAGTGATACGGTATCGATGCCATCCGTCACCGTCACATTCGTATACACCTTCTGGTACAGCACCTGGTTCGTTGCCACATAATTCTCCGCCATGTAGTACATGCCGTTTCGCATACGGACTACGACGCAATCGCCTTCTTTCAGAAGTTTCCGAGTGACTCCATACCAGAAGTCAGTCCCGGTCTGGTTATCATTCGGCCGTATGTTCAGCCGGTAATAACTGGAATCCCTTCTGCGTTCGTGCCCTGTCGACAGAACAATCTCCGACTTGGCTATGGCATTGGCGATCATATTGACTGCCTTCTCTTCTGCCAGCTTTGCCAGCTGGATCTGATTCAATTTGACGGCAATCACATCAAGGATGTCCGTCACCTCTCCACTTTTGTCTCGGAATAACCACTCAAACATAAACTACTGTCTCCTTCAACAGATCAGCGGAAAACTCCGCGACCACATAAGCCATAAAACCATCATTTTTCCTCAACTTTGGCTCAATCTTAATAAACTGCGTGTTCCCATATTTATCGACCTGTGTGCCGGTATTCTGCGTGTACCAGCGCATGATCGCTGAATCTCCGTAATCTATCCTGTGCTCGGAGAATAATTTTTCTATCGTCGGGGCAATGATCCCGCATGCAGAACCAATCTTCCTGATCAGGCGGACCACTCCGTTCGGGTTCTCCCTGGATTCGATAGAAATGCCCCTGTCTTCAAATTCAGTCTTGAAGAGCGTATATCGGTAGGTGTCCATGCAGATCTTGACTACCACATAGTCGCTCATAACTTCCTCACACCAGTCAATCATCTGATCAACAGGGATTACCGGAGCCACTACGACCTCAAAATCACGGAAACCGTCGGTCCCTGCGTTCCCGATGGGAAACTTGATGCTCTTCAGAAACGGGCTTTCGGAACAGATCCATGTCTGCTGGCGCCATTTGTGGTTATTATCGTTGTCTATCGTGAGCACTCCGGCAGAAGCAAAGTCCCGCACATCGGCATAGTCGATTCCGATAATAGCCAGCTTGCCCTTCGTGTCCTGGGACTTCCTTGGAACCTTCCGTTCCTGGTCCTCAAAAGAGCATGCCAGGATATTCTTCCAGCTGGTGACAGCACTAGCCTCTTTGACCTGCGGCAGATTACATCGTTTCGTGATGTATTCCGCCCACTTTTCCGGGTCGCCTTTTGACTTGATATAGCCTCTCTTGATGGCCTTCTGCAGCATCGGCAGATATTCCATGGACGGATTGGCTTTATGCATAGCCGTTTCGTCCCCGGCTTCGGATTCCTTATCGAGCCGGCATAGAAACGGAAAAATTCCAAGCGGATTCGGTTCGCCGTTCAGGATCCGGCCGCAATCGTCCAGAAGTTTGTCCAGCGGCCCCTCACGAACATAACCATTCGTGGTGATGATGATCTCCCGGAAGTGTCTTTTCTTACCTTCAGAAGATTCAAAGACATTAACGGCGTCGTTATTTTCATAGGCATGATACTCATTAAAGAAAATACAGCCCGGCGCCTTTCCATCCTTGGTGGAAGCATTGCTGGTGTTGTACCGCAAAATCGAGCTGGTCTCCAGGTTTTCAATGATTTCCTTCGTAACGCGGAACTTTCCCTTGAACTTGCTGTTCCTGGACAGCTTGTTATAGACAACATTGAACGTGTCCTTAATCTGCTGTTCGGAATTGGCGATCAGCTCCACATGATACTCAGGAATCCCATAGAGCGGAGTCTGGAAGAAGTTCGCCAGGGGAGCCATGAGGCCGTCCTTGCCATTGCCACGGCCCATAAGGATGACGATCTCCGGGAAGACCGGTTCATCATCCGAGACCGTGTACATAAAGAAGAAAGCTATGAGAAACTTTTGGTATAAAAAAAGCGGGTAGAAATTATTTTCGATGTACTGCAGGCAGTTCCTGTAGGTGTCTTCATCGAAATAAATATCTTTCCGCTTCAATGTTGGCTTTATGATGTTTTTAATTAACAATTGTCGGTCACGGTTAATCCATTCCGGATGATCTTTGGCGTACTGGAGATAGTCATCTATTTCCTTACAGATAATCATCCTTGGATGCCGCCAGGACAGGCGTTCTCAGGTCGAGCTTGTCGAGGATCTGCAGCATAACCGTTGTCTCCCGCTGCAGGTCACTGACTGATGGATTTGCAATGGTCTTTGAGTGGCCGTTCCCGGTTTTGACCGTGATACGGATGCCACTTTCTTCGATGTCCTTCCCCAGACGCTCTTTGACACGCCAGTGTGTCATGTAAGTCTCGACCAGGTCCACACAGTAATCCGTGACCTTGTTCTGTGCTTTCAGCTGATCAAGCAGGGATTCCTTGATTTTTTCCTCTGTTGTCATCTTCGTCACCTCTCTTAACTATCCCTTTTACCTGTTATATGCAGAATTTCTCCAGAGTCTAG